TCCTTGTCGCCGATCTCGAAGACCACCTGCTTCCACTTGTCCAGCTTGACCTGGACGTTGGTCGCGGTCGGCTTCGTCGAGGCGAAGGCGTCCGGGTTGACGTCGCTCGCCGTGAAGGTGTTGGGCAGCCGGGTGTTGACGGTGTCCCCCTGCTGGGCGACCTGGGCTTCGAACTCCCGATAGACCAGGCCGGCCATCCGCAGATTGGGGAAAAGCTGGAGCAGGCTCTCCTGCGCCCAGAAAGCGGGGTTGTAGACGTTGATCAGGTCCGCCATGGCGGTGGGTCTCCCTTTCGGTTCTCAGATTCGCGCGACCCTATTCGCCGCGGACGTACTCGCCCTTCACGAACTTGTCGTGGTTGGCCGCCATCCAAGCCATGTCCTCCCACTGCGAGCGGGGGATGGCCTTGGGGCCGCCGGCGCCCTGCGTCCCCGCCTTCGCGGGGGTGCCGCTGCCCGGCTGGGCCGCGGCCTTGCGGAGCTCGGGGTTCGCCGTCAGGAACTCTTCGACCGCCTGTTCGAGCGTGACGTCGATCTCCTGCCCGTACTTGTCCTTCCCCTTCGCCCCGTAGCCTCCGGCCTCCGATGCCACGATCCTTCCGGCAAGGTGCACGTAGTCGCGGTCTGGATTGATCGCGTTCGCCTTGGCGAGCGCCGCGCGGATCGCGCCGTGCTTCTGCTCGGTCGCGTGCCGCTGCTGCTCCTGCTCCAAGGCCCGGCGGCTCTCCGAGAGCTGCCGCTCCAGGGATTCCATCTTGGTCTTGACTTCGTCGTCCGGGCCGGCCTTCTTCTGGTCCTTCGGAGGGGCCGTGCGCGGCTTGTAGGCGCCGTCGTCGCCCTTCTCCAGGACCCCGATCTCGGCCAGCTTCTCCAGCGTCGGCAGCCCTTCCAGCCTGGCGGTCGCCGCTTCGAGGGCCTTCTTCATGCCCCCGATCAGCGCGGCCGTCTTGCCGAAGTCTTCCGCCGTGACGAACTTCGTCGGGTCGAATCCCTCGCCCGTGCCGGGACTTCCTGTCGAGCCACCCGGTTGGCCCGTGCCGGGGTTGCCGCCCCCGGTGGCGTTCGGTTCAGGCATACACCTACAGCGGGGAGTCGCCTCGGCGGGGCGGGGGCTTTAGCGGAGCTTCGCGGCGAAGATGGCTTCCGCCGCCTCGAGGACCGCCGCCTGGTCCTGCGGCGCCAGGCCGAACCACTCCTCGCGCGCCTGGTTCCAGGCGGCCTTGTCGTTCTCCGCCGCGCGGGTGAAGCCGATCTCGACGGAGGACGCGCCGGCGCGGACGACCGAGAGGGCGCCGAGCATGCGGCCGGAGAGCTCCAGGTCGCGCTTGCCGCTCTTGCCGAGGGCCTTCTTCCGCTGGGCGTAGTCGGCGAAGACCATCGACTTGCCCGTGCGCGAGATCCGCGGGAAGCCGCCCTTGGCCCCCTTCCCCTTCTTCGGCAGCAGCCCCGCCTTGCGCAGCTTGGCGACGTCCTTCGCGGTGAAGACTTCGCGGCCCGCGAGCGCGCTTTTCGTGCGCTTGACGGCCGCCCCCTTGCCCTTCGGCACGAACGTTCCGACCCCGCTGATCGGCACGTAGATCGGGCCGAAGGCCGAATAGGGCTTCGCCGGCTGTCCCGCCAGGTTGATCCCCCGCGCCGCGCGGTCCTTGATGGCGGCGACCGCGACGCCGCCCAGATGGATCATGTCCGCCTTGTCGAAGGACGGCGCCGGCAGCGCCGGGATCTCCGCCTTGGCCGTGAGCTTCATCCTCCAGGGGGATCGCGCCCGCGGCGCGGCGCGTTTAGCGGCGCGGCCGGGGGCGGGCGGCGGCCAGGCTGATTCCCGTCTCCTTCCCGCAGCGCGGCCATTCGTAGCCGCGGAGGCCGTCCGGGTAGACGAACGCGAAGCGGTAGCCGCGCCAGCGGCAGCGCGCGAGCGAGGCGCGCCAGCGCTCGCGATGGCGATGCCGCATCAGGCTTCGGGCGCCTTGCCGAAGCTCCGGCGGATCTCCCTCTCGACCTCGCCGATCAAGGTCGGCATCCGCGCCGCGAGCCGCCGCCAGGCCTCCAGCGCCGCTTCCTCCGCCGGGCCGGGCGGCTCCAGCCGCAGCTTGGCGGATTGCCCCTGGAGGACGAGCGCTTCCCCGTCCCATTCCCAGTCGCTCACGAGCTCGAGGTGAGCCTTCTCCGGCGCCGCGTGGTAGCCCGGTTGCAGCCAGAGCAGCCAGAAGTCCGGCGTGGGGTCCCCGGGCTTCTCCATGACGCGCAGGATCTCCAGCCGCGCGACGGCGCCGAGCTCGACGGGCTCGTCTTCCGGCGGCGGCGGGAGCGCGATCGCGCGGCATCCGGCGGCGAACGGGGCGAGGGCTTCCTGGGGGCTCATACGGCGACCACCGCTCGTTCGATTGTACGCCCGTCCGGGAGCTTGGCGATGCCCGCGTCGCGGAACATGCGCAGGATCCTCTGGCGCGCCTCCTCCCCCCGCACGCGGATGACCTCCAGGTCGTCCAGCAGCGGGAGGGCGCCCTTCAAGATGGTCTCGTTGCTGTGGCGCCCCGCCGCCGCGCGCCACTCCTCCGGCCCGGTCTTGCGGTGGTTCGTCACGGTGTCCCCGGTCGTCCGCCCGTACTCGTCCCCGTCGTAGCTGATGGCGTCCATGCGGAGGAGGAGCCGCTTCTTGAAGTAGAGGCCGGGCTCGTCGGCCACGGAGGAGGCCCGCTTGATCCGGGTGAAGAAGTAGTTCGCCCCGCCGCTGTCGACGTCGGAGCCGGGGCTCATGCCGCCGACCGGGACCCCCACGCGCATCTTGTCCACGGTCGGGATCATCGCGTTGTTGGTCCCCACGATGCTTTCGCAGGCCTCCTCCAGGCTCTTGCCCGTGATGCCGTGCTGGAGCGTGTACCCCTTCATTTCGCGGTCGAGGTCCGCTTCGGACAGGTCGAACCGGCGGTAGACGATCTGGCCCGCGCGCCGGCGCCCGGTCGGGTCGTTCCACCGGCCCTGCCATTCCCCCTCCGGGTTGTAGCCGGGCAGCTTCGTCACGTCCTCGACCCCGAGGCGCCGGGCCCAGAACGCCCGCATCTCCCGGACGGCCTCCTCGGGCGGCGCGCCCGCCTGCGCCAGCCTCGCCTCCAGCTCCTTCCACTGCGGCGCGACGTGGGTCTTGGTAGCGTACGCCTGCTTCCGGAGGTACATCATCTCGCGCTGCGCGGCCGTGGGCGCCGAGAGGTCCAGCCCGAACTCCCGCGAGAGCCGGTCCAGCGCCGCGTCGACCTGGGCCGCGTCCGCCTTGCCGGGCAGGTACGCCTGCATAGTCCCCTGGAGCGCGTAGCCGTTCGTCTCGCTCGGGACGCGGAAGCCGTCGCGCCAGCGGACGTCCACGCTCTTCCCGTAATCCCCGTGGCCGTTGCTCACGAGGTCCTTGATCGGCACGTCGGCCTGGAGGACGCGGACCCGGCCGTCCTTCATCTCCTTCCGGTCTCCGAGCGCTTCCGACGTCTCGACCTCGAATTCGGCGGGCGGCGCCGGCTCCTTCTTCTTGCGCTTCGCGGCGGCCTTGGCTTCCTCGTTCTGGCGCTTCCATTCGGCGGCCTCCTGCCTGATGATTGCCGCCTTCTCCGCCGGGATCGGGTTCCCGTAGCCGTCCTTCGGCAGCATCTTGCCGGTCTCGATCCACGTCTTCAGCGCCTTGTTGGAGACCACGCTCTTCGGGTACGGGAGCAAGCGGTCGGGGTCGGTCGGCGCGACCTTCGTCGCCTGCCTGCCCTGGGCGAGCCGGCGCGCGATCGCCTCGTTCGCCTCGGGGAGGTTGCGCACCTTGAACTGGAGGACCGTGCGCTCGGAGCCGTCCGGCATCCTTTCCCCCCAGACCATGAGTGCCTGGTCTTCGATTTGTTCTCCGCCGATCGGGATCGTCTTGCCTTGCCAGCCGGCCTCGTGCGCCTCCGCGACGTGCTCCGCCAGGCGCGGCGTGAGCCTGGCGTATTTCGGCTTCCGCTCGGCCCGTGGCGCCGGCGCGGGCTCCTCCTCGAAGCGGAACGGCCGGCCCAGCACGTCGGAGTAGAACGCCTCGAAATCCGTGCGAAGCCCGTTCTTGCGCGCGAGCGCGGCGTCCTGGAAGCGCTTCAGCCCAGTCGCGTCCCCCTTGAAGCGGCCTTCGGCGTAAGGCTTCAGCGCGGCGAGCAGGTCCGCGTCCGAGATCCGCTCCGCGCGCCTGATCCATTCCAGGGTGTCCCCCGGGTCGAACCGGAGCCTTCCTTCCTTGATCGCGCGGAACATCGAGTTGTAGAGCGGCTCGCGCTCCCCGTAGCGCGCGTTCGGGTGGTAGTCCACGGCCAGCCGGTCCTCCCCGAGCCAGCGGTAGCTTTGCGCCTTGTCGATGCCGAGCGTCCGGCCTTCCGGCGTGCGCAGCCATTGGCCGGGGTGCGCGTCGTGGTTGGCCGTCAGCCAGTCGATCACCTGTTCGCGCTGGACGTCCCGGACCTCCTGCGCGGTCATCTGCTCGGGCGGGATCGTCCCGAAGTCCTTCGGCTCGGCCAGGCTCCGGGCCATGCGTTGCGCGGACCCGAATCGCCCCCCGAGCGTCATGGCGTGCACCTCGACCGCCTCCGGGTTGACGAGCCTCGCCACGGCGGACTGGGCCGCTTCGACGCGGACCCGGAACTCCTCGCCCGCCCGTTCCTGCGGCTTGAATAGCCAGAGGTCCCCGGCGGCGTCCTTCCAGACCTGCTTCTCGTGCATGCCCCCGAGCCTCGAGGCGTCGCCGACGAGCGCGAAGCCGGCTGGTGCCGGCGGCGGGGCCGTTGGGAGAGTCTGCACCTGCGCGGCCGGTTCCAGGAAGCCCTTCTTGGCCCAGGCTTCCACCTTCGCGGCGGGCGCGTGCTGCCCCGCTTCCGAGACGAAGCTGCCTTCTTCCGGCGACCATTTCCACTTCTGGCCGCTGGCCGGGTCCGCGTAGACGGACGCGAGGCCGGAGGGCGGCTTCGCGCGCGGGGGCGGCTTCGGCGGGGTCTCCGGCGCCGGGGCGGCGGCCGGCGCCTCCTGCGCGGCGGCCTGCGCGAACGCCTCCTGCGCCTTCTTCTTGGCGGCGGCCGGCTTGAGCGCGAATTTGCCGGCCTGCCAGTCCGCCTGGTACTTCGCCACGGTCGGCGAGGGGGGCAGGCCCTTCTCCTGGTAGATCTGGCCCATGGCCTGGACGAAGGACGCGGCCTGGGGCTCCGTCAGCGTCTCCCCGTTCAGCGCGGCGGCCTTGGCCATCTTCGCTTCGATGGCCTGCACCTGGTGCGTCGCCTTGAGCTTGATCGCCTTCAGGTATGCCGGGTCCTTGAGGAGCTCGGCCTTGGCCTTCGCTGCCGCCTCAAGCTTGGCCTGGGCTTCGGCGGCGGCTTTCGCTGCGGCTTCTTCAGCGGCCTTCTGCGCCGCGAGCTCGGCCTTCAGCTTCCCCAGGTCTTGCTCCTCCTTGAGGAGCTTCGGCGGGACCTTGAAGCCCAGGTCCAGAAAGAACTGCTTCTTCTGCGCGAGCGCCGCTTCGATGTGTTCGACCGTCGCGTCCGGGCCGAGCTTGGCCATGGCCTTCTCGACCGCCTGGGCCTGGTGCCACGCCTTCGCATAGACGAGCTTCTTCTGCTTGGCGGCCGCCAGTTTCGCTGCCTCCTCCGCCGCTTTCTGCTGCTGCGCCTCGAGCGCGGCGAGCGCGTCCTTGGCCGCCTGCATCGCGGCTTCCTGGAGTGCCTGGGCCTGTTGCGCGGCGGCGCCGGCGGCTTCCGCCTCGGACGCGGCGACGGCCTTCTTCGCGCGGGCGACGGCGGCGTCGTGCGCGGCCCGGGCCTTCGCCTCCGCCGTCGCCTCGAGCTTGGCGCGCTGCTGCGCCTGCTGGACGGCCGCCCCGCCTTCGCGGGCGCCTTCTTCCATCGCGGCCGTGACCACCGCGTTCGGCTGTTCGGCGACCAGGTCGACGACCGCCGCCGGGGCCGGGTAGGACCGTTTGGCTTGTTGCGCGGGAGCCGGCGGGCGGGCCGGCGCTTCCGGCGGCACGGGCGTCCAGACGTGCCGGCAGTTCCATCCTCCCCCGAAGCGCAGGACGTCCGCCGTCCCGTCCTTCATGCCGTTCTTGAGCTCGGCGATCTGCGTTAGCGAGTAGACTTTGCCGACGTGCGCTTCGCAGAACTTGCGGTTCTTGATGTCCTTCGGGCCGCGGTACATGAACCGTTCCAGCCCGGCGGCCTTCCAGTAGCGCATCGACGCCACGCGGTCGTAGGAGACCAGGGCGGTGTCGGCGTAGGTCACCGCGTAGCGGCGGAACTGCTTGTTCACGGTCGCCCCCACGCGGTCGATCATGCGGGCCCGCGATCCGCCGGCCAGGGCGTCCGCCACGACCCCGTTGGCTACTTCCTGGACGGCCGTCGCGCCGATCCCGTCCAGGTAGGCGTAGTCCTGCGCGGCCAGCGAGCGCAGCGCCTGCGCGTCCAGCCGGGAGAGCTTCGGCGGTTCCAGCCCCAAGGCTTCGATGGCGGCCAGGGCTGCCTGGTGCGATTCCTGGTACTGGCCCACGAAGTCCTTCAGGACGCCTTCGTAGCCGAGCGCGTTAAGCTGCTTCTGGACCTCCTGCTGGAGGTCGACGATGGCCTTCGCCTTCGTCGCCTCGGCGGGCGTCGGCGCCTGCTTCGCCAGGATCGAGACCAGCCGTTCGCGGAGATCCGCGGACAGGCGCTG